TAATCTCAGGGATATCGCGCGCCGTGCGGGTGACGAGTTTTTGCCCTGCCATATCAGCGATTTTGATTTCATCGCCACTGAGAACGGCGATGCGGCTGTTTTCACTGTGGCTGAGATGCCCGGAGTCTTTTACTTCGCACCCTCGCAGGTCACCGAATTCTTCCACGCCGTCTCGGACGCAGGTATGGGAGACGCTTTGAAGGCTGAGACTGTGGCCTTTACTATCGGAACTAGCAAGAAGCGCAAGGTTGATTATGTGGTGATTAACGTCCTGTAGCCTAGAGTTTGTAGGCTACGCCGTGTTAGGGCCTCACAGGGTTACCCTGTGGGGCCTTATTTCTATTGTTAGGGAGATCATATGATATCTGACAATGGCGTTTATTATGGTGATCTTAAAGACTCACCTTTTAATGTGATGGTGGGTGAATATAAATTTTATTTCAGTCAAGCTAGCAAGCTGAATAAGTTTCTTAAAGATTTACCTGTCAAGATTGAGTGGCTTAATGACAGTTTTAAGAAGCGCTTCCACGCCGATTTCAACTTTGATGATCTGGCTATTTTCTCTACGTATGAGAGGACAGAGACAAGAGGATTTTGCTACTCAGTCGATGACGTGTATTTTTATCATCTGCCGATTTTCAATTGCTTTTGTGTCCACGCCGATTCTAATGAGGTAATTGGTGATGACTAAGTTTTTGTTTTGGGTGTTCACTCTAGATATCAGCTTGTTTTTCGTCGCCGTTCTATTGACTGCAATAAGAATGATAACAGGTATATGGTGATGCCATATGTACAAGTTAGGCAAGATAGCAAGAAAGAATTTAGTTGGCTTGTTAAGATCATTCAATCTACAAGCTAGCAAGGTAAACAAGCGTTACGCCGATGAACCGAACTTTCAACCTGTGCCAACATATACTATCGATGAGTTTATGTCAAACATAAACAATCGCGCCGATTATCGCCGTGAAACTAAACGTCTTGAAAGATTCTTTGTAAAGAATAGACCTGATGCACAGAAGAAAGTCATTGTTACAGTCGGCGATGAACAATACACTGTGGTTAATTGGATGTATCAAGAGCAGCGAAACATACGCCGTGCTGAAACTGCTAAGAGGAACAGAATAAAGAAGCAGCGTGAAGATACAGCAATAGATGTGGGTGATTTAACATTTCCACCAGATATTCCATCTACCCCAACAACAGAAAATTTTGTTGGTCAGCAGCACCAATATGCTGATGAGAGTTTAACTAGGTTAGTTGATAACTATATCTCAGCATTGGAACAGAATGGTTGGTTATATACAGAAGAAGGTAAAAAGATTAGAGATATTGTTTTAGAATTAGAAGAGAATTTCGCTGCATATCTTGAAACTATATTTTACAGTGATTCACCTGCATCAACTATAGAGTATGTATATGAGGGTGGATCATTATTGTCAATGGGACAGGTGAATTATTCTAATTCAAGAAAGATTGAAGAAGCCTTGCGGTTCTGGTATGAAGCATTAGAGGATTCTGGGTATTAGAATGAAAGCATATGTAGCAGACTTTGAAACTACAGATGAAGATGATCACACAAAGACAAGAGTCTGGGCATATGCTATTTGTTCAATCGCCGATTGTAACAAGATTGAGTATGGTATTGATATTGCACAGTTCATTCTATGGTGTACACAGCATACAGGTTCTAGGATATATTTTCACAATCTAGATTTTGATGGGAATTTCATTATGAATTATCTTTTGAAGTCTGGATGGTTATGGGTAGACAGTGATGAGGAAGCTGAGCAATGTTCATTCACAGCATTAATCGGTGAGGTAAACCAGATCTATTCTATAAAGATATTTCTCACGCCAAAAAAGTTTGTCGAGATATATGATTCGCTAAAAGTTATTCAGCTTAAAGTAGAGAAGATACCAAAAGCATTCGGATTAGACCAACACAAAGGTATCATAGACTATAAGGCATACAGACCTGTAGGTCATCAACTTACAGACGAGGAGAAAGAATATATCAAGGGTGATGTGCAGATTGTTGCACAGGCAATGAAGATAATGTTATCTCAGAGTATGTCACGAATGACGGCTGCATCTAATGCGCTTGCATCTTATAAGAAGATGAAAAGCAAACAGGCTTTTGACATGTTATTCCCTGTGTTGGATGATGAAACAGACAAGTTCATTCGCCGTGCGTATCGTGGTGGTTTCACCTATGTGTCACCTAAATTTCAAGGCAGGATATTAAAAGAGGGGATAGTATTAGATGTAAACAGTCTTTATCCTAGTGTAATGCACTGCGTATCAGGTGAACGTATCCCATACGAGTATCCTGCTAGGTTTGAAGGTGAACCGCCATTCCTAGATCTTGGTGCTGAGACAGATTATTTGTGGGTAGCTGAAGTAGATTGTATGTTCTCGTTGAAGAAAGATCACATACCATGCATTCAGTTGAAAGGTAACTCTAGGTTTGTGCAGACAGAATATCTTGCTGAGTCTCGTGGAATGGTAAACTTTGTTACAACTAATGTAGACTGGGCATTGATAACACAACAATATGATGTAAGCAATGTTACATGGCATGGTGGATATATGATGCTGAGCAAGCGTGATTTGTTTAACGGTTTCATTGATGAGAACATGAGGATTAAGGCACAGGCAACTATAGAAGGCAATAAGGGTATGCGTAGTATTGCTAAACTTAGGATGAATAGCTTATATGGCAAGTTTGGCACACGCCCACAGGCTAAGCGTAGAAAGCCGACATTAAATGAACATGGCGCTGTTAGGTTTGTTGATTGTGCTGAGGATGATCGAGATTCTATTTATATTCCTGTAGCCGTCTTTGTTACAGCATGGGCGCGATACAAGACAATAACTAGCGCTCAACAATGCTATGACAGATTTATCTACGCCGATACTGATTCATTACATCTGATAGGCACAGATATACCTGAGAACTTGGAAGTTGATGATGTAAAGTTAGGAGCATGGAAACATGAGTCTACATTCAGTCATGCTAAGTTCTTGCGTGCAAAGTGCTATGTTGAGGAAGATCCTGATTCAAAGGAACTTACTGTTCATGTTGCAGGTATGCCAGACAGGTGTCACTCACAGGTGACGCTACAGAACTTTGTTTATGGAGCCGTCTACCATGGCAAGCTATATCGTCATAACGTCGATGGTGGCGTTGTTCTAGTAGATGGTGATATCGAGATAAGGGATAGATGATGAACGGAGTGATCGTTAGGTCTGAGTCTGATATAGGCGATGAGAAGGTAGAGTCATTCTGTCTCACGTTTCAGTGTGCGTTTATCAACCGAGACAAGTTGTCGAAAGGAGAGGTGTTGGAAGTTCTGCTTAATAAGATGGACTATGCGATAAAGCACAATGAGGAGTATATAGAATGGATAGAGTAATTAGATGCTATTCATGTGGTAAAATAATGGATGATTTTGAGCGTGTTGAAGTGCAATATAGATATGTTGAGTACGGTACTTTCTTTAATCAAGTGAGAACGATTTTTATTTGTAAGGATTGCATAAAAGAAATGCATCGTATTCTACTTTAGGAGTATGTATGCTTAACTGTCCATTCTGCAACAAGCCGCCAGCACTAATAAAGTCGTATAAGCGTATACCATCTAGGAAAGGCACTGAGGTTATACCTAGATATCAGTATCGATGCCTTAGGTGTGGCGTTGAGACTCCACTGAAATACAGGACAGTCGAGGATGCTGAGAGGAATTGGAACTTTCACGCTGATGCGAAGTGCTTTGATGTGACATTCTCAAACGGTCAGAACATATCATATCAAATTGGTCTTGGTAATATTCAACACACGTTGCTTGGAGAATAGTATGAATATAAAGGTATTTGTTGAAGATGGCGCAAAGATGCCTACCAAGGCACATGAATATGACGCAGGCTATGATCTTTATTGCAATGGTTTAGTTCAAGATTTTAATCATGCTAACATTTATCACAAGTGTTTTCATACAGGCGTACATGTTGAGATACCTCATGGGTATGTCGGTCTTGTAATGACTAAGTCTGGACTACATAAGAAATATGGGATGACCTGCACAGGCGTTATAGATTCTGGTTACACTGGTGAGATTATCGTCACTATGAACTTTGTGTATAACAACGACTGGCAGAAGATTGAGAAAGGAGAGAAGATTGCACAGCTTGTCATAGTTCCTTTGCTGAATGTTGAGCTTGAACAGGTAGAGTCGTTTGATGATCTTCCCACTGGTGAAAGGGGTAACAATGGCTTTGGCAGTTCCGGTCGTTTCTGATCCTATACAGCCTAATCACTATGTTTTAAGAGATGGGACAACATGTATAGAAGTGATGAGACAAATATGGGGCGATGAGATGACATACAACCATATGGTAATGAATGCATTTGAATATCTTTTCAGAAATACTAATAAAAACGGAATTGAAGATGTAAGAAAAGCAAGAGAATCTTTGAATATGGCATTAGATATTGTAGATAATATTTAATATTAATTTTATGTAGGTCATTCAATTACCTTTGGTTATAGAGTAGCATAGTCTTGTGAAAAGGCTATGCTACTTTTCGTATGAAGGGATCAAATATGCCTTACGTCTGGTATGACACTGTTCCTGATGGTATGGAGGAGTCACAGGTATATTCATCTGATGACTACGATTCTGTTGTGGCTGAGCGTGACAGTATACAGGCTGCATTTGACGCTGCAAGCAATGAGAACATAGAGCTTAAAGAGTCTCTAAAGGCTGAGAAGTCTAAGTTCGCTAAGGCGTTTCTAGATAAGTCTGCAAGCAAGAAGGCTAAGAAGCCTACAGGAAGAAAGCCTGTCACTGCAGACAATCTGTTTTAAGGGGATATGGTGGAACGGCATACACAGCAGACTTAAAATCTGTGGCCTTATGGCGTGTGGGTTCAAATCCCACTATCCCTACCATCGTAGTAACAGGGGATTAGCTCAATCGGTTAGAGCATACGACTTATAATCGTAAGGTTATCAGTTCAAATCTGATATCCCCTACCATATGAAAGGAGAAAATCAAGAATGCCTATCAAGCCTACTAAGGAAGAGATTGATAAGGGAAAGAAGACGCCTACAGGGCGTGATATTCTTGAAGCCATTATCAATGCAAATCCGTCTATGGCACAGGAGCTAGCAGAACTTGATCTTGTTGATGTTTACGATGAAGATGACGATGTAGAAGAGGATGATTAACTATGAAGATTATGGTTCGTGATGATGTTGAGTCTTTACGCAATATCGGTAAGTGGGTCATGAGTGCTGAGCCACATCTGAATGCATTCCTGTCCACCCTTTGGAACAGGATTGGTCTTGTCATCTACACTTCTCGTGAGTGGTCTGATCCATGGGCTGTTTTCGAGAAGGGCACTATGGATTTCGGTGAGACTGTTGAGGAGATTTTCGTTAACCTCGTAAAGCAGCAGACGTATGATCCTGATCTTGCTGAGAACAGGTGGATGAAGCAGGAGCGTCCTGATGTGCGCACTGCATTCCACATGATCAATTGGCAGAAGCAGTACAAGACCACCACCAATGAGACTGATATGAAGCAGGCGTTCTTAAACTTCAGTGGTGTTCAGCAGCTTGTGACCAAGATCATACAGGCTATGTATACTACGGCTGCAAAGTATAACTATGAAGCCAAGAAGTATATGATTTCTAGGCTTATCGTCGATGGCTATATCAAGCCTATCACTGTTGCTGATCCGTCTGTGTCTAAGGCTAATCTTGATGAGATGACCATTGCATTTCAGAAGGCAAGTCTTGATATGGAGTTTGAGGTCACAGACTTTAACTTCGCACATGTTTACAACAATTCGCCTATTTCTGAGCAGCACTACATTATTCCAAACGGCACGCTTGCACGTATGAATGTGCAGGAGTGGGCTGTTGCGTTCCACAAGGAACTTGCTGAGTTCATGGGTAGCTACATCGCTATCGATAGTTTTACCAACTATGATGAGACTATTCTACGCAATATCTTTGATGACGATGATTTTGTTCCCTTTACTGCTGCTGAGATTACTAAGCTCGAGTCTATACAGGGTATGATCTTCGATACCAACCTGTTACAGATGTATCTTGTAGAGCAGAACATGGATCAGTGGCGTAACCCTGATGGCAGGTATTGGAACCATCAGCTCTTTGAGTCTAAGATTCTGAGCTGGTCACCATTCTCTAATGCTGTTGTGTTCACCACTATCGCAACTGCTGTTACTGGTGTAACTGTGTCCCCTGCCACTGCTAACATTGCACAGGGATCTCAGATGGTGCTGAGCGCAACTGTTGCTGGTACTGGTTTCTTTAACAGTTCTGTTGTGTGGTCTATTTCTGGCAACACTAGCAACAACACCTATATCAGTGATGGCAAGTTGATCGTCGGTGTTGATGAACCTGCCGATACTGAGATTACTGTCACTGCCACTAGTGCAGAGGATAGCACTAAGTCTGGTACCGCAACTATTACTGTTGTGGCACGGTAATTCAATGGGGATAGCAGATATACACTGTCTGCTATCCCCTATCTTTTGGAGCTGATATGCCTACGTATTCCCCTAGTGGCAACCTGTATCTTGGTACTGTGCCATTCGACAATTCATACAAACATGTCATGTGGTTTGACTCAGTGCAGGAGCAGCGTAACTATCTGTTGACTGCTGTTACGCCTACTGTGGGAGATGGCACATACAAGTATATAAGGCGAGACAATGCCATACAGGTTCCTATCAATGCTGAGCAGCTGAACAATATAAACTACCTTGCTTATAAGAACACAAACTATGGTGACAAGTGGTTCTATTGTTTTGTAACTAACATTGAATATGTGAATGCAAACACGACGCGACTCTATATCGAGACTGATATATTTCAAACGTGGTTGTTTGACTGGAATCACAATGAAGCGGCATTTGTAGCTAGGGAACATGTAAGCAATGACGCTATTGGTGCTAACCTTAACCAAGAGCCGCCTATGTGGCTTGACTATTGCACTATCACTCAGTCTAATCACATAAATGATATGAGATATGCTGTTATTCAGACCACAACCTATCCTTATACATATGATGATCAAGGTAGGAGCAGGTCTGTAAACTGCTCAATAGATGGTGCTGTTATAGGTGATGTGCCTTTTGGTACAGCTTTTATCATTTTTGATTTAGATGATAATGATCAGCGCACAAGATTTGAAAATACAATGGCTCAATACACAAGCGCTGGTTGTGCTGATGCAATAACAAGTATTTTCATCTTGCCTAGCTGGTCTGTTGGTTCACCGAGTACACAAATACAACCATTAGTTGTAAACAATGGCGGTGTTGGTGTTACAGTTCCAAACATGTATAGGCTGAACATACCAACAAAGCAGGGTATTCCTGTAGTTGTAAATAACATAGCACGTTTGAATACTCATACTAGCGGTTATGTTCCCCTGAATAACAAGTTGCTTACATATCCCTATACTTATCTTGAGGTGGGAGACTATTCTGGTAGGACTACAGACTATAGGTTTGAGTATTCAGATGATACCTCGCAGATACAATTAGGCATTCAAGAGCCGCCATATCCTGAAGGCGTTGGTTATGCGATACCCTATAACTATGATGGTCACAATGGACGCGCGTCTGAGTTTTCATTTACATTCAACTTTGGCATTGATGCTGGTTGGACTGGCAGTGAATATGCACAGTGGAGAATGGTAAATAAAGATATCATGACACGTGAGCTTGAGATGACTCACAGAATCCAAGATTACAATGTAATTACAGGTGTTATAGGTTCAATAGGTGCTGGTATTGGTGCAACTGTTATTCCGGAACAGCCAAACATGGGAGCACAGGTTGGATCATTATTTGGTGCTGGTGCTCAAATAGGCAATTATGCATTACAGTATAAAAAGTCTGAGATGGACTATCAAAATGCTGATCTGCGTATGTCACGTGTCCCTAACCATGCTCTAGGTAACACGTCTGGCAATGCCAAGGCAGCAGTGTCTATGAATGGCGTGTATTGGAGACAGGTTGGTTTACGTGTTCAGTCGGCACGTATAATCGATGACTACTTCTCTATGTTTGGATATTCGATTGATGAACTTAAAGTTCCACTCTTTCACAGCAGACAGAATTGGAACTTTGTAAAGACTGTAAACGCAAACTTTTCTGGCACAGCACCACAGTATGCGCTGAATGCCATTAACAAGATGTTTGATTCTGGTATAACCCTTTGGCATCATGGTGCTGTTGGTGATTACCTGTATGGTGATCCTCAGAGCAGCAGACCATTGAATCCGATTGTGTAGGTGCAGATATGGCTAAGCCTAGAATGAGTTGTTTTCACTCACCTGATGGCACCAAGGCATACCCTTTTAGGTATGGTGTAAAAGGTGAGAATGAGTGGCTTAACAACATGAGTATGTGGTCTTGGCAGTGGAGACTTTACGAAATAGCACTGTCCTGTTTCACATGGAAGAATCTACCTGATGGCATAGATCCTTTCATGATGGAATACTGGCTGTTAACAGATAACGTCGTGGTGTTTTTCTATGATGAGTCGTTGAAGAATGACCCTGATGATCGTGCACCAGACGGATTCGCATGTTTGCAGGTAATTCCAAATGGCAAGTGGGATATGTACTGGTATCCAACCAAGAGAACTGCATACAGCATTAACGGCGATATCCGTATACCCTTGACCAACCAGAACAGTGTGCTTATCTTCAATACACAGGGGCGTTTTCCTATGTTGCCAACTCTTGATATGTTTGCATATCGTCTGGCAATGACTGAGCGTGGTATCGACGTTAATATCATGAATCAGCGTAACCCAAAGATCGTGCGTGTTGATGATGCACAGAAACTAACCTTTAAGAATATTATCGAGCGTGTTGAAGGCGCACAGTACACAATAGGCATAGATAAAGATGTTGATATAAATGATCTACAGGTTTTGGATTTATCTGTGCCTTATGTTGCGGATAAGCTTGACGATCACAAGAATACTGTGTTTAATGAAGCGCTTACTTTCCTTGGAATCGAAAACGGTTTCAGCGACAAGAAAGAGCGACTGATAGAGCGTGAGGTCATGATGAATATGGGCGCTGTTGAGGCACAGCGTTTCATGCGTCTTGAGCCACGTCTAAAGGCTGTTGATGAGATTAACAATCTTTTTGGTCTGAACATAGAAGTAGACTTCAATGCTGGTGTCTACGTCGCAACTGATAGAGACGGCATTCGTCGCACGTCTGGCATGTTGCCATACAACGATGATGAGATGGGCAATGGTGATCTAGATGAGTAGCGTCACTACACAGCTCAGATATGTTGTTAAGCAATGTTGCGATGACATAGGCATCACAGACTATGAGAATGAGGACAATTGGTCACATATTGCTAATAGAATAGGTCTGAGCGACTACCCTATATTTGATGAGTCTCACAGGGCTACGCTGAATGCCAAGATAATACGTCACTACTGGTTGCGCGAGATTGGAAGTGAGACACTTGCACAGTTCAAGTGGCGTCTTAGAGACTCAATGTATCTTGTCATGCCTAGGTACAATTGGCTTTTCGAGCAGGTAGATGCACTTGAAAACTCTAAGGCTGGTTTCACCACACATGGTGATAGCTGGACTGAGACTTACTATGACAATCATACTGGTGATCGTGAGCACACAGCTCAAAATGAGAATCAGTCTAGCGTCACTGGCAACTCTACAGACACTAGCAGTTCTGAGATGAACAATCAGTTTGAAGACACTCCAATGGATTTCTTGGAAATGTCAGCGAACTACGCAACTAACAGGACAAAGGAGACTAACGAGGTAACTGATACAAACACCTCATTCTCACACAGCAACGGAACTGAGAATAATAAGTTTAACGACACGGACAACTATCATAACGATGGTGTTCGTGTGCATGAGACAGACGGTTATGACAAGTCGGCTTTTGCTCAGATGAGTGACCGATATGAAGCATACAGGAACATAGATCTTGAGATTGTCAATGATCCGTATATCCGTCGATGCTTCCTAGGAGTGTGGATGTAATGCCTACCAACCCATATGATGAGTATGGAGCGCCGAATACTGTTGTCAACTATGAGGGTAAATATAGTGTGACACTTGGAACAGGCGTAACAGGCGAGTCTAATGTGATGAAGACTGTTAACAACATAATATGTTTCCTGAGTGACTACAGCTTTGATTCTACGTACACAGCTGGTGATCCAATCATCACACTACCTACCGAATGCGTGCCTAGCATGTATCGTTGTGCATTCCCTAGCTACTATGATGATGGTGTTGGAACAGTTGACACTTGTATGGTTGTGGTGAACACATCTGGTGAGATTAGCACGTTGCCACAGATGGCTGACGGGTATAACCTGTATCTTTGTGGTCTGGTTTTCAGTATGGCAAACGCCTATTACGTGTAAGGAGCAAAAATGATCGGTATATTTCGCTGGTGTGGGTGGTTAAATATTCTACCTGCAGTCTACGATGACTCTATGTCATACTATGAAGTTCTCACAGCAGTCACCAAGAAACTCAATGAGGTGATTGCTGCACAGAACACAGCAGATGATGAGATGGCTGAGTTTGTTGAGCAGCTGAATGAGTTTGTGACAGACTACAACTCCTATAAGGACGGGGAGCAGGGGCGATGGAATGCATATATGGATGCATTCCTTGATGCGAACTATCAGCGCTTTGTAGGGGAGTTGGCTGTTCACAGTGTCTACTTTGGACTGAACGACGATGGCTACTTTGTCGCTTACATTCCTGAGAATTGGAGCGATATAACTTTTGACACTGATATGAACTACGATTCTGAGAACTATGGTAGGCTGTTGCTTATGTATGACGTTGACTCACCGACTACAGGAGAATAGATGGAACTGTTAATTCCTCTTATCATTAGTCTGATTCTGTTCTGTGCAGTGTGCGCGATTCTTATATGGATTGGAGATGAGTAGCTATGGATGATCCCAATTTATACACACAGATTGTGAGCGCTGTTGGTAGCCTAGGATTTCCGATAGTCGCCTGTGTGTACCTGTTCAGACTCTACGATAATACTGTGTCAGGTCTGGATAAGACGCTGCAGGCGATAAATACGCTGCTCAATGAGATGAATAAGAAGCTGGACAACATGTTTGCGAAGGAGAATTAGTAATGGCTGATGAGACTGATTACACTAGGACTTTTATCGGTGCTAGGTATGTTCCTAAGTTTGTTGACTTCAGCGCTAGTAATACGTATGAACCTCTTTCGATGGTTGTCGTGAATGACAATATCTATATTTCTAAGAAGTTTGTTCCTGCTGGTGTCGCTGTTACCAATACTGAATATTGGTCTATGATGCCAGCATTTGATACAAATTCAGAACAGGCTATTATTGATGCGGTGAATAATTGGCTTGTTGCACATCCTGAAGCCACTACCACTGTGCAGGATGGTGCAATTACTACAGCTAAATTGGCAGATGGTGCTGTTACAGACGCTAAGCTTGCTAGCGACGGTATAAAAAGTGTCATAGACAGCGCCATTGTCATGAACCGCAGTAAGAACCTTTTCAACCCAAACGACCCCGACATCCTTCATGACAACTACCTCTATCCAAACGGAAGATTCGATCCTACCACAAATCGCACGGTGACTGGATTCATGCCCGTGACGAGCGGCAAGGTAATGGTCGTTTCCTACACTCCTCAGTCAGGGTGGATACAGTCTGTCTATAGCAGCCTCTGCTTCTACGCAGCCGACAAGACAACCGTCGTGCCCGGCGGCGCTGTAAACAGCGCTCGTGTCACAGTGCCGACAGGTGCTGCGTATGCGAGAGCTACACTGGCAACCAGTATGACGGCTGACGGTGTCAAGCTGCAGTGCGAGCTGACAGATGACGGAACCGCGACGGCGTATGAACCATACTTCAATCCGTACCCTTCACTGTCAGACAACATCCGCATAAATGCTAGCAGTGTGGACGGTATAGGTGTAGGAACCAGCGAGATAGGAAACCTTGCGGCCAACAGGGGTAGTTTAACAAGCACGCAACTGGTGTTGTGGAGCCAAGGCAGCGTGCTGCTTGTGTATTTCAGGTGCGTTCCCAACACCGAGTACACGATAAGGAAGACGTACACCAACAGTGAGTTCAAGGTTGCTTACATCAAGGAGCTTCCTATAAAAGGCATCGTGCAGCCCGTCTACAACTACACGTCATACCGCGCCACTGACAACGAGGTGACGTACAAGACAGGGGATGGCGCGCTGTACGTCCTTATCCAATTCGGATCAGGCAACGCGCACACCGTAGACGAGATTCTGGCAGACACTAACGTAACCTATCAGGAAATCTCGACAAACTCAGTCGATGCCATAACGGCAGAGTCGTTCCTGACGGCGAATGCGGCCTACCTTCCGGCAGACATCTATCTTGTAAAAGGCAGAGACTACGAGATATACAACGACCAGATTTGCGCGAATAGCGAGCAGTACAGCTTCGCATGGACGCAAGGGGTCGCACTGTGGAATCGTGTCAGGCTCAACTACAGCACGACTGGTGAGAGCATCCTATCATGCACTATCAAAAACCCAGACGGAACGGTTGCCAAGCTCCTCCGCACGACAGTGCATGTTGTCGATACCCTGTCCAACGGCGTGAGCCTTCTCACGCTTGGGGACTCACTTACAAACCATTGCATGTGGCAGGCCGAGCTTATGAACATGAGTGGCAACAT